GAAGCGGCGGAAATCATCAAGCGTGAGGTCTGTTTGGTGATGGAGGACTTGTCCGCCTACAATTATGATCCGGAGAAATACGCAGAGCGCGTCCGGGAGCGGATGGACTGGCAGGCGGAGCATGGAGGTGATGAGGATGACGGATAAAGCAGCGGCGAGACGGCTGACGAAAGCCATCGCCCGCGGGCTGTCCGGGATGCAGCCACCGGAAAATTTAACCGTCACCGAATGGGCGGAATGCAAGCGGTACCTCTCCACCGAAGCCAGCGCGGAGCCTGGCCTTTGGCGCACGAGCCGGACGCCGTACCTCCGGGATATCATGGACGCTTTCACCGACCCAAAGGTGCGGCATATCGTGCTGGTTGCCGCTTCCCAGGTGGGAAAAACGGAGGTCATCAACAACATGATCGGCTACATCATCGACCAGAACCCCGGCAGCATCCTCTTTGTCCACCCGACCACCATCGATGCCAGGGAGTTTTCCAAGCTGCGCATCGCGCCCATGATCCGGGACAGCCCCGCGCTGCGCCGGCGGATCTCCGCGCCCAAGAGCCGGGACAGCGGGAACAGGCCCATGCCCTGGCATCCAAGCCCATCCGCTATGTGTTCGGGGATGAGAGGGATCGCTGGGCCGTTTCCGCCGGCACCGAGGGCGACCCCTGGGAGCTGGCCATGGCGCGGCAGACCACCTTCTACAATGCGAAGGCCGTGGAGGTTTCCACCTGCACTATCCGGGGGAGCAGCGCCATCGCTAAGAGTTTCGCCAAGGGTACCATGGAGCGGTGGAAATCCCAATGCCCCCATTGCGGAGAATACCACGAAATCCAGTGGAAGGACATTCGCTATGATGCCGAGGAGACGGTGGTCAACAATGAGCGCACCTACACGGTGAGCAACATCATGTGGATCTGCCCCGGCTGCGCCTGCGTGTCCGAGGAAACCACAATGAAGAAACAGCCCGCCCGGTGGGAGGCGGAAAACCCTGCGGCCTACGCCAACGGGGAGCGTTCCTTCTGGCTGAACGCTTTCGTCAGTCCCTGGGCCAGCTGGGAGAGCATCTGCCTCAAGTACCAAAACGCCCTGGGTGACACCGCAAAGATGCAGGTGGTCTATAACACCTGTTTTGGACAGCTTTGGGAGGACCGGGGCGACATCCAAGACCCGGATACACTCCTGGGACGCCGGGAAATCTACGAGGCCGAGCTCCCGGAAGGGACACTGGTGCTGACTGCCGGCGTGGATACCCAAGATGACCGTTTCGAGTATGAGATACTCGGCCACGGCCACTTCGGGGAAACCTGGGCCATTGAGAAGGGCATCATCATGGGCCGCCCGGATGATCCTGCCACCTGGAGCAGTCTGGATATGATGGTTTTCGACAGGGTTCTACGTTTTAAGGACGGCCTGGGACTGAAGGTCAGTATGTCCTTCGTAGACGAAGGCGGCCACTTCACTGGAGAGGTTCGGCTGTTCTGCCAGCAGCGCATCCAGAAGAAGGTGTTCTGCATCAAGGGCTTTTATGGCCCAGACCGCCCCCTCACCAGCCCGCCCAAAAAGCAGAAAATCATCATCAAAAATCGGTACCTGGGAACGGTGTGGCAATACCAGCTTGGTGTGGATTCCGGCAAGCAGATGGTCATGGACAATCTGAAGGTGCAGGCTCCGGGGCCGAAATACTGTCACTTCCCCCTGCGGGATGATTACGGCGCGATGTACTTCAACGGCCTGTTGTCAGAGCACCTGGTGCCGGAGGGCAAGACCCGCCAGCGGTGGGTATGGCAGAAGATACAAGGCCACGAACGCAACGAGCCGTTGGACTGCCGGGTGTACGCCCTTGCGGCGTTCAAGGCTCTGCCGGTGGAACTGGATGCCGTTGACCGGCGGCTCAAACAGGCGCGAGGCAAGCGTCCTTCTTCAGAGGGACAGGCCCCGGCCCAGCAGTCCCGCCGGCGCGGCCCCATCAAACCCAAGGATACCGGATACGATGATTGGTAGGTGAGCATATGGCAACAAACAAAACAGAACTGAGGGCGCGGCTGGCCTTTTGGAAAAGCGCCCTGGAAAAACTGCGGGAGGCGTACCTCGCCCTCCTGGATGGCGGCGTCAAAAGCTACAAGATTGGCAATGAGGAGTTGACCCGGCTCGACCTGGTCTCCCTCCAAAAGCGCATCGAGGACGCCGAGAAAAAGGTGGATGAGCTGGAGGCCCTTCTGGACAGCGGCCACGCCCGGCGCGCCTTTGCGGTGACGCCCATGGATTGGTAGGTGCGGTATGTATCAGGATAGAAAAACCGGGCTGATCCTCCCGGATGGCGTTCGCCCCCAGGTCAGCGGCTACAGCGAGGCCGGGGCCAGCCGTACCCGGCGCGCCTTCAAGGGCATGAACGCCCACAGCGGCAGCCCCAACGAGGACATCAACTGGAACAACTATACCCTGCGCCAGCGGGGCCGGATGCTCTATATGAGTTCTCCACTGGCAACTTCGGCCATCAACACCAACCGCACCAAGGCCGTGGGTGTCGGCCTGACGCTGAAACCCTCCATCGACCGGGAAACGCTGGGACTCTCCCCGGAAGCGGCAAAGGAGTGGCAGCGGCACACGGAGGCGGAGTTCCGTCTCTGGGCCAGTCGGAAGGACGGCTGCGATGCCATCGGTGTCAACAACTTTGACGCCCTCCAGCAGCTCGCTCTTGTGTCCTGGCTGATGAGCGGGGATGTGTTCGCTGTGGTGAAACGCAACAAGCCGGACCGCATCCGTCCGTATTCCCTTCGGATACATCTGGTGGAGGCTGACCGGGTGCGGACGCCCATGGAGTACGGGGGTGCCACCTATCCCAGCATTACCAACGGGAAGAACCCGGATACAGGAAACCGCATTTTTGACGGCGTAGAGGTGGACGCCAGCGGCATGGTGGTGGCGTACTTTGTCCACAGCACCTATCCCTGGGAAACGACCATGGCCGAGAACAAGTGGGTGCGGGTGGAGGCTTATGGGAAGAAAACCGGCCTGCCTAACATCCTCCACATCATGAGCAGTGAGCGGCCTGATCAGTACCGGGGCGTGACCTACTTGGCGCAGGTGATGGAGCCGTTGCTCCAGCTGCGCCGTTACACCGATTCGGCGCTGATGATGGCCCTGGTGCAAAGCTACTTCACCGCATGGATCATCACCAAGTCCAACCCTGATAACATCCCCTTCAACGAGACAGGGGACGGGCTGGTGGGCGTCCCCGGCTCCAATCCTTCAGAGGTTCCGCGCGGGGAAAACGAGTATGGCATGGGCGCCGGCACAATCAATGTTGTGCCCGAAGGGGAGGATGTCCGTTTCGGAAACCCGACCATGCCGGTGGCCAGCTTTGACGCATTCGTGAAAACCTTCTGTAAGCTGGTGGGCGCCGGTCTTGGCATCCCCTATGATGTGCTGGTGAAGGAATATAACTCCAGCTACTCCGCCGCCCGCGCCGCCCTCCTGGATGCCTGGGAGGACTTTCGGATGCGGCGGAAGTGGTTCGTGGACGACTTCTGCCAGCCGACTTATGAAACTTGGCTGTCTGAAGCCGTGGCCCGTGGGCGGATTATCGCTCCGGGCTTTTTTGATGACCCGCTCATCCGCGCCGCCTGGTGTACTGCTCAGTGGATCGGGCCGGTGCAGGGCAGTCTTGATCCGCTGAAGGAGGCCAACGCCGCAGTGATCCAGATTCAGCACGCACTGAAGACACACGAGCAGGTCACCATGGAGGTTTCGGGTGGCGACTGGGATGCCAACGTGGAGCAGCTGGCGGCGGAGAACGAAAAACTCACTGCGGCCGGCGGCGGTGGGCCTGTCCAGGTGGTGTCCGACCCGGACGATGAGGACAAGGACAAAAATGAAGGAGGAGACGAAGAATGAGTTTTTTGGAGGATCTCTTCGGCAGGGGCCGCTTCCGGAGCGCACCCACCCCGCCCTTCCAGGCATCCGCACCGCAGGGCAAGACCTACACCATGGCGATGTTGGACGGGGAGAATGCGGAAATCACCATGTACGGGGAAATCGTGGAGTCCCGCCCCATCGATTGGTGGACTGGGGAGCCTGAGCCGGGTGCATTCATCATCCAGGGCGAGTTCCTGCAGGACTTGGAAACCGTCGCCGGGGCCAGGAATCTGACCATCCGTATGAGCAGCATCGGCGGCGATGCCGGTGTGTCTATCCTGATCCACAACCGCCTGCGGGATATGGCGGCGAAAGGCACCCATCTGAAGTGCGTTGTGGACGGCGTGGCCATGTCCGGGGGCTCCCTGATCATGTGCGCCTGCGACGAGGTGGAGGTAAACCCCTCCAGCCTTATCATGATCCACAATGCTGCCTGCACCATTCGGGGCGGGCACAATGCCAATGACCTGCGGCAGCGGGCAATGGCGCTGGATGCCTGGGACAAGGCCCAGGTGTCCATCTATAAGCGCAAGACCGGCCTCTCCGAAGACATCATTGCGGAGATGATGGCGAACACCACCTACATGACCGGCACTGAGGCCAAGGAGGGCGGTTTTGCCGACAAACTCCTGGAGGATGCGGAGCCTTTGGACATCGCCGCCAGCGCCGACAAGCGCAGCCTATTTGTGCGCGGCCAGCAGTTCTACCTTGCTCCGGGAGTGCTTGCCCCGGACATCATTCCTACGGTCAAATCCGAGGCTCCGGCCCCGGCTAAGACACATAAAACCCAGCCGGCCATCACCGGCGACAAAGGAGGAAAAACCATGGCAAAGAATCTGGAAGAGCTCCGGGCGGAGAACCCGGAGCTGGCCGAGGCGTTGATGGCCGAGGCCAAGGCCGCTGTGTCTGCATCTGCAGGCAGTGGCACCCCCGCTCCCCAGGCCGGCGCGGATGCGGTCAGCGCCGCTGTCCAGGCGGAGCAGAAGCGCATCCAGGAGATTGATGCGGTGGCCAGCCTGTATGACGCGGAGACTGTCAAGGCGGCGAAGTACGGCGAGAACGCCTGCACCGCCCAGGAGATGACCTATCGCGCGGCTCAGGCGGCGGCCCAGAAGGGGAAGAAGTTCCTCAGTGACCTGGACGATGACACCAAGGCGTCCGGTGCCCAGGGCGTCCCCGCCGCTGGCGACCCTGGCACTCCGCCCCCCGCGGAGGCCCAAACGCCCGACCAGCGCATGGCCAATGCCCGCGCGGAGGTCAAGGCCCTTTTCGGGAAGGAGGAGAAGTAAGCCATGAAGGAACTGCGCAATAAACTCGACAGCATGGAGTATGACGGCCTAATTACCGGGCTGAACCCGCCCGTCCGCGTGGACGGCGGTACCATCGCCAAGCTGGAGGCCCCCGCCGTGCTGAAACGCGGCACCCTGCTGGGCAAGGGCGAGGACGGCCTCCTGACCGTTTACGGCGGCACCGGCACCCCGGACTGCATCCTGTGCGATGACACCGAGGTGGGCGCCGCCGAGGATGTCCCCGTGGACGTCTATGCCGCCGGCTGCTTTGACCCGGAGAAGGTGACTGTGGCCGAGGGTTACACCATCACCCAGGCTGACAAGGACAAGCTCCGGGCCTACAGCATCATCTTCAAGGCCGCGTCTGCGGCTGAGTAAGGAAGGAGAATACACACAATGCCTGC